CTGGGCAATCACGCATCCGGCGGACAGGCTGAAATGGCAATGATGCGCAACCACAAGTTCTTCGTCGTCGGCAAGCCCGAAACGCAGGGCTCTATGCGCGGCTTCGTCGTGAACAACCGAGCGGTGTTGACCTCGACGAACAAGCGACTCAAAAGCTGGCGCTTCAATGTGGCCGAAACTGCGCTGGCAAACGGCTGGGGCCATGAACTTATTGACGGGCCCGTGCGTCTCGACCTCGACTTCCGCGTGCGGCGTCCGCTCGCGCACTACGGCAAGGCAGGGCTCAAGCCTCACGCGCCAAAGCATCCGCACACGCACGTCGGCGACCTCGACAAGCTGATCCGCGCGATCGGTGATGCGCTGACCGACGTAGTTTGGACCGACGATCGGCGCATCGTGGACATCCTCGCGTGCAAGTCGTACGCCGAGCACAAGGCCAGCGAGGGCGTCTACATCATCATCACGGAGCTTGAATGACCGAGAACAAAGATGCGCTCAAGCTGGCTTTCCTGCTCGACCTTCTCGACGGTCAGCACAAACGCCGCCGCGAGTTCTTCTGGCTCGCGCGAATCGACACCGACTGGATGCATGTTGAAGGAACCAAGCTCGACGTGAGCAGCTCGCAGCTGCGCAAGTGGATCTCCTCGCTGTGGATCGAGTACCGCCGCGAGGGTGATAGGATGCGAGTCCAGATCCTCAACGAAGGCCGCGACGCGGCAAGGAACGCTCTCAGGCAACATGGCAAGACCGCGAAGTGAAATGACCGACGAGGTGATCGAGCGCATTTTGGCGGCGATCAGGCTTGGTCTACATCCACAAAGAGCAGCCGAAGCGAATGGTGTCGCTGCTTCAACACTGAAGTCGCACAAGAAGCGTCACCCTGAGTTTGCGTCCTTGATAAAAGAGGCCGAGGCCATCGCTGAGAGCACCTTCCTCGGCAAGATCATGCGGCACACCGACGACCAGTGGACCGCGTGCGCTTGGATGCTCGAGCGCCGCTGGCCCGAGCGTTGGGCCAAGCGTGAAGCCCCGATCACCTCCAACGAGGCGCGCGACATGGTGAACCGGCTGCGCGCCGCTGCCCAGTTCGTCAACGACACGATCCCGAAGGAGCCGAGCTAGTGGAAGACTACAACACTTGGACCGACGCTCAGTTGTTTGAAGAGATTGATCGTCTCATCACTTCGATCGCGTCTGGCACTTCGCAAGATCCGACCGTGACCGCAGCCGCGATGCGCACGGTGCATGAAATGTTCGCGGTCATCAACGCGAGGCACAATCCATGAAAGACCTGTCCAAAATGACCGAAGAAGAGATCCGCGCTGAGATCTCGCTTCAGGAATACAAGGCCGACGAAACACAGGCGTTGGACATTTCGACGCTGTTTCTGATCCTGCGCACGCTTATTGAGCTTTGGCGCGAGCTTGATCGGCGGCGTCAAAAGTAGTGCAGCCGAACCTGCTGCCCGCGCGCTGGAAGCCCCTGCGCTATCACCCAAAGCAAGCTGCCGCGTTCACCTCGAGCGCGCGATTCATCGTCGTTGAGGCAGGTCGCCGATCGGGCAAGAGCGAGCTCGCCAAGCGCAAGGGCGTGCAGCTCGCGCTGACGCATCACGAACGCAGCGCGTTCAACGACGGGCTCTACATCTTCGCGGCCCCGACACGCGAGCAGGTCAAGAGCATCTACTGGGGCGACCTGAAGCGCATGGTGCCGAACTGGGCCGTGCTCAAGATCGCGGAGACGGACCTCGCCATCGAGCTGGTGAACGGCGCGCGGATCCAGTGCGCGGGAATGGACAAGCCGCAGCGCATCGAGGGCAAGCCGATCGATTGGATCGCGTGCGACGAAATGCAGGAGTGGAAGGCGGGAATCTACGACCGCAACGTGCGACCTGCGCTCGAAACGCCTGAGCGCGCGGGCGGCGCGTGGTTCTACGGAGTGCCGAGGCCTGGGGCCGAGTTCGAAAAGCTCGTCAAGATCGCCAAGAGCGGCAAGCCGGACTGGGCATACTTCACGTGGACGAGCGAAGGTCTGATGACCTCCGAAGCCGTGGACAGCGCGCGCGAGACAATGGACGCTCGCGTCTTTCGGCAGGAGTTCATGGCCGAGCGCGTGGCGATGCAGGGCCGCGCGTACCACAGTTTCGAACGCGAAGTGCACGGGCGCGAGCAGCTGGCCTACAGCCGGTCGGCGCCACTGTGTATCTGCTTCGACTTCAACGTGGAGCCAGGCATCGCGGTGATCGCCCAGCAGCAGCTCTTCCGGCGGTCAGCCGGCGAGCGCGCCGACCGTCCAGAGGTCGCGGACGAGATCATCGCGGTCGTTGGAGAGGTTTGGATCCCGCACGACTCGCGTACCGAGCACGTCTGCCGCAAGATCCTCGCGGACTGGGGCCACCACGAGGGCCACGTGCTCGCCTACGGTGACGCGACGGGAGGCTCGAGGCACACGTCGCAGGTCGCTGAGGGCACCGACTGGCACATCATTCGATCCATGCTCACGGAGGGATTCCGCGGGTCGGTCGAAGTGCTGCATCACCGGCGGAACCCGCCCGAACGCGATCGCGTCAACGCTCTCTGCTCGCGGCTGCGATCGGCGGACGGCAGGGTGCATCTCCTAGTCTCGTCGGACTGCCCGAACATGCTCGACGACCTCGACGGCACGATGCTTTTGGAAGGCGGCGCGGGCGAAATCGACAAGGCCAAAGACCGTCGTCGGACGCACATGACCGACGCGCTTGGCTACATGGTTGAGTACGAGCACCCTGTGCGCTTAGTCTCGGTGACGGATTCGGAGATCGTATGACCATCAGCGACAGCTTTGTGACGTTTGCTCCCTTCGCCTTGCTGCTGCCTTTGCTCGGCTGCGCGGGTGCACCGAAGAACGTGCGCGAGCTCGACGCTATGACGCAGGAAGAGTTCGTGTCTTGGCGCGATCGAACCAGCCTCGCCGCGGAAGAGCTCGCGCTGACCGCGGTTGAAGCCGAGCCCAAAGCCGCAAAGGTTGTCGAGCAGCTCGCCGCCACGATGAAGCTCGCGGCTGGCGGGCCCGTTTCAGCGCCGCTGCTCGAGCTCATCGCGGAGGATCCGGCCTACCACGGCGTCCTGCGCCTCGGCTTGCTGGAGCTCGCGTCGCTGCTGCGCGAGAAGCTCGGCGCTGATTCTCACCCGCGCGTCAGCGAGCTGGTGATGGCATGGGCTGACGGGCTCGATCGCGGCTTGGTTCGCGCACAAGCGAAGTAGGAGCACGACATGAAGGAAGTGGGCATCCCGTGCGGCGCGTACATGGAGATGGAGGCACGTTGGAAGCTGCTCCACGACCTTCAGGGCGGGACCGAAGCCATGCGCAAGGCCGCGACGGAGTGGCTGCCGCGCGAAGAGGCTGAAAGCGATCTTTCGTACCGCGCTCGCCTCGGTCGCAGCTTCCTCTACGGTGCCTTCTCGGACACCGTGACCAAGCTCCGAGCCAAGCCGTTCTCGCGCTTCGTCGATGTCGCGGGCCGCGATGACTTGGAGCCGATGCTTCAGTTGATCGAGGACGACGCAGACAACGGTCGCACCTCGCTCACGCAGTTTGCCTCGGCCATGTTCGAGGACGCGATCGTCCACGGACTGACCCACGTGATGGTGGACTTCGCGCCCACGACCGGCCAGCAGACGCTGCTCGAGGAGCGCGAGCGGCAGCTGCACCCTTACTTCGTGCACGTGAAGGCCGAGCAGATGATCGGCTGGCAGTATGAGGTCGATCCTGCCACATCGAAGCACGTGTTGACGCAGGTTCGCATTCGAACGACGCGCACCGAGAACGACGGCAAGTGGGGCCAGAAGTCGGTTGTCTACATCCACGTCTGGACGCCCGAAGTCGTCGAGGTCTGGCGCGAGGAGCAGAACGACTTTGCGCTGGTCGAGGTCAAGGCGCACAGCTTCGGCGCGATCCCGCTCTACACCTGCTACTTCGAGCAGACGGGCTACATGGTCGCGGACCCGCCGCTCGAGGACTTGGCGTGGTTGAACCTTGAGCACTGGCAGAGCAGCAGCGAGCAGCGAAACGTTCTGCACATCGCGCGCGTGCCGATCCTTTACGAGCGCGGAGCCGTCGCCAGCACCGGCCCTGATGGCAAGCCGCGAGGCGCGTCGATCGTGATCTCGACGACCAAGGCCCGCCAGACGACGCGCACGCCCGCGGAGGCTGACCTTCAATGGGTCGAGGTCGGAGGCAAGAGCATCGAGGCGGGAGCGCAAGACCTCGCCAAGATCGAAGAGCGGATGCAGGTGCTTGGGATGCAGCCGTTGGTCGAGAGCGCGGCGAAGACCGCGACCGAGGTCGGCACCGCAGAAGCGCGCACGCACTCCTCGATCAAGGCGTGGATCTCATCGCTCAATGACGCGCTCTTCGAGGCGTACTACATGGCGGCGAAGTGGATCGGCGCTGAACTGCCGACCGAGTTCGCCGTGCAGGTCTGGGATAAGTTCGAGCTCGAAGCCCGCAGCGACGCCGACATGATGCACCTGCTTCAGATGCGCGCGAGCGGCGACATCTCGCAGAAGCGTCTGCTGCTTGAGGCAAAGCGCCGCGGCAAGTTTGGCGACGACTTCGACGTGGAGGAGGAGCTCGAAGCGACGCAAGATCAGGAAATGCCGACCGCGCCCAGCGCGTCAGATTTGGCACTTATCGCTCGCGTGCGTCGTGAGGAAGCAGCAGAAGAGGCCGCAGAAGAGGTCGAGGATTGATCCATGGAGATGGTGACTTTGAGCTGGGAAACGGTTGTCGCCATCGTCACACCGCTGATCGCGGCGGGTGTCTGGATCGTCAAATGGATCGTCGCTCGAAGCGACCGCGACCGCGACGACCTGCTGAAGCGCATGGACGCTGACCGCGCTGACGCGACCGAGGATCGCAAGATTCTGCGAGATTCGCTGCACGCTCTGCGAAGCGCGGTGCAGGTCGCCAGCAGCGAAGGCGAGATCCTGACGCAGCAACTCGCGGCCATGACGCAAGCACAACAACGCATCGTGTGGACGCAGGAACGAATCCTTGCGCACATCGAGGCGAGGGCAAGGAAAGACCTGCATGAAA